GTGAATTGACCGGCAATGTTTTCGACTACTGTTGCCACCGTTCCAGTTCCAACATTCTCGACACCGACTACATCAATCTGGAATATGCCTGAGTACAGAACGTGCGTTCCGGCAATGTCTTGGCTTGACCTTGTTGCAGGCAAGTACCATGCGCGTAGATAGGTTCCTGACGGTTGGGAAATAGGCGCGTTCTGGTATTGAACAGTCAGAGATTGAGTTCCTGCCCATGTTGCCAAACGACCTTCAAGCGCGGCGCGGATTGTTTTATCGGACACTGTTTTGAATTTCCATCACGGATAGCCTAACCATTCCATTCGGCGCTTGTTTCGACCATCCGTTTTCAAGCCTGTCAGCATACGGAAGGTTATTAGTCAGGAATACGCTTTGACCGTTTAAAGTGTAGCTAACCACTGTGGAAGTAGCTTTTGATATTGCACCGCTTCCGCTAGGGTCGATTGCTTGTGAAGTCGATAAATCAGGCGAACCGATAGAACAATTCCAGTTAGCCCGAAAACGCCCAGTATCAACCGGAGACTTTTGAATCACGCGATTGAATAGTTCGATCATCGTTACTTTTACGATGCTCTCCACTTTGTCATTCGCCGCTTCGATCTGCTTTGCAAGATTCAAGGCGAACGTGGTCATTTCCGTACCTGTACTTCATACAGTACCGGAGTACCTGCTGGATTGGTTACAGTTACCGGAGGAACGATGTTCCACGTATCCGAACCGATAACCAGCTTGTCGCCTTCGGTTGGCTCAGTGAGTCCAAACGGAGAGAGTAGAACTAGCCTGTCGCCAATCCTGATCTTTTCACCGTCAATCAAGCCCTTGTCGAAATCAACCGTGCAACCATGCCCGACCTGATCAGTATAGGTTACGGTTACGCCACCTGATGCCGGATCGTAAGTTGTACCGGCGGCGACTTTCAAAGTGACGGACTGACCGAACTCGGTAATGAGGTCGTCGGCAACATCCGCCATGTCTGAATAGAAGGTCATGCGCGGATAACCTTGATACCACCGAGTCCGGTAGTCAATTGCTTCAGCAGCGCATCAATCGCCGCATATCGCTTTTGACCGCCAGTATCTACAGGCGTCGTCTGTTTCGTGATCGGCCCGACCTTGACCATAGTCACCACGGACGGCTCTACATCGGCAAACAGGCTTTCGGTCAATGCCTTTACGGCCAGTTCAACCGTGGCAGAGCGCAGCCTGTTCATTAATGGATCGTCGTCCCAATCCCACATTTGGCGCGGGAATTCCAACGCCTGTAGATAGTAGGATTTAGCCGAACGAAAGTTATACATCGTGTCTATGTATTGCGTGGCATTGCGTAGTGCGGATTCTTTCACCGCATCAACTCCCGTCCATGCGGTCAAACCGTGGGCAGTGCAATACGTTCCGGCATCGGCAACTGAGATATAGCTTTCAGCCGTATCCAATCCCGTACCGTCTTCGACAATCAGTGACATTGAAGCCTTTCAAATCCGCCCCGACCGAAGCCGAGGCGGTTAGAAGTTATCAGCCTAGCAACAGGGCAACGTGTTCGGTCTTCACGACCTTGACGCCCCATGCACAGCTAATCTCGTATTGCATCTGGCGATACTGCGGATACATCGCCACCTCAAACGAGAGGCCGGAACGCGGGTCAGTGACCGTAGTACGATCAACCGCCATGTCGCCACCATCCGGGAGAGCCGGAAGGCGCTGTGCCAGAACGATAGCCGACTTGGCGAAACACATCGAACGGGTGGTCGAAGCAACCATCGTGATGGCAACAGTACCAGTCGCGGCGGTAGCGGTCTTCAGGCCAGGCGCAGCGATGGTGATAGCACCAGCAGCAACGGCGGTGATGACGTACTTGTGAGCGCCAGACTCATGCGCCAGCGTAATCACATCACCGGCAGCAAGGCCAGCGGTGTAATCGGCAGTCGTCACAAGCGAAGTGGCACCAACCGCACGAACCGCAGAGGTCAGCGTACCGGCAGAGAACGAACCGGCAGTATGGAACTTGGTTTGACCAGATTCACGAACCATCATGCCGTTGATATCGAGCAGAACACCTTGGCGAAGGATCGAATCATTGGCGTTTGATGCGTCGTAACCGGCTTGCTTGCCACGAAGGTTTGCACCGGCAGCGGTGTCGATGACCAGTTGCAGGTCAGAAACCGGAGCGCCGTTATCGACCAGAATCTTGCGTGACAGCGAGGCAGCGGTGTAGTCACCGGCAGTAGCGAACGGAACGGTAGCAGCAGCACCGGCAGCGCGGGAGGCGTACAGATGGAGGCCGCACAGGTCGGATTCGATCTCATTCACGAGGGTACGGATAGCCTGTTGAATCTGAGCGCCGCGAATGTTGCCAGCACCATACGAACCGGCGACGGACAGGGTTTGTTCTCCATTCCAGCGAATCGGAACGCGACGTGCCTTGGTGATCGACAGAGTGACGTTACCAATGGTCTGGTCGCCATCATCCGGCGTGGTAGCGGCGGGAGCGATGTCGCCAGCGGCGGCGGCGGGCGCAACGAAGGTGCGGATAGTTTGATCCTTGGCAGCACGTTCGGCAGCGGCATCCATCGTGACGGCGGGGATCATGCCGACCAGTTCGCGGGAAACAACATCCAGCGATTCGTAGATTTCAGGGATGAGATTGGTAAGAGTGTTTGCCATGATTGGCTCCTGTTAGGTGATTTCGATACCAGCTTTTGAAACGCTCATTTTCTCTTTAGGAGAGAGTGCTTCAAATTCGGCGCGGGTCATTTGCTTGGTTGAACCCTTGCCCTGGCTGTTTCCATTTGCGCCTGATCCAGAAGCCTTCGCTTCAAACCAGTGCGGCGCTTTGTTCTTCATGTCGCCGAACCACTCCTTGAGCGTTAGCGGCTTGCCGTCTTTGCCGAGTACGCCTTCTGCCGCTACTGGATTCCCGTTGTCGTCAATGACGAACATAGAACCCGCGCGGTAGAGAGCATCTTCTACAGCAAAGTGATACAAGCCAGCCGCAGCCGATTCAGCACGGATGCTGTTTTCAAGCACTCGCTTGCTGAAAGCACTGACGCGGGCTTCAGCGACTTCACGGGCGGATCGTTCCGCCTGCGTTTCCGCTTCATAACCTGCCTTCATGCGCTCGGTTCGCTTGTTTATAACCTCGTCAATCTTTCCCGACTTGATAAGCGCGGCGTCTTCGTCTTCGGAGAATTTAGATAGCAATGCTTTCATGGCATCAGGGTCGATACCTTCAAACCTTGCTAGCTGTTCCTTGGTCGCCTTCAGCGAGCCGAGGATTTCCGAATTCTTGTTCTTCAATCCCGCTACTGCGGAATCAATGAGCGCCTGAACTTCGGGCGCGACGGTTGCTTGGTCGTTCGTGTCTGACATGGTTTCCCCTTGGGAGTGATTGACGGCCTGGCCGTTGTTGCTTCCATCGCCTGACGATGGATGTAAAAAAGCCCCGAACCAGTTAAGGCGCGAGGCTTTGGTAATCTTTAGGCGAACGAATCCGCCACGGTTTTAGCTTAACTTAAATCTATTCCGTTTGCAACTACCATGTAATTACGTGTCCTTTTGCTAAACAATGGAGACAACACCTAACCTTAACCGGCTTTATGCCTTTGATAACGTCAGCATTCCCGACGTTAGCATATATCCATGTATTCGACCCGCAGAACGGACAGTAACGAGAAACGCTGGATAACCTTACCGATGATTTCGGTTCGTCCGGATTATCTTTTGATGATACTAACTCAATCATTGCAATGATTTGTGCAAATCAATCCATTTTCCTTTTCGCCATGTAGAAACAAGGCCGAACCTAGATTTTTCCCTGAATTGCTTTCTTCGCTGGCGTGCGTTTCCGCTAAATTTCTCGTTCGTTATCTTGGCGCTTCCTCCTGACAACTTTTCAAATGATCCGCAATTGTCTGGATAAAATATTGATATTGTTGATTGGCTACCAATGCAAATAGACATTTATATCCCTGCCTTTCTGAAGTATTCCGCATCACGCTTTCTAAGATCGTCTAGCGTCAGTTTATCACCGGCACGATTGACGAAACGATCAACCGGCATCCCTGCGCGAAAAAGTTTAGCCCTTGTCGGGCCAAGCACATCATTCTGAAAGGCTGCATCCTTGCCCTTCAGCCATTCATTATAGGTCATCTTGGCAGGGACTTGACCGTCCATGCTGGAACGCGTCGATTCGGAAAACTCCGGTAAATCGACGCCGAGTTCCTTGAACGACTTCAGCACGTAAGAAGTAGTCGAACGGCAGTTAGGATGCGCTGGCGGCCGTGGCCCTGAATTGACGGGGAATACTTCGCCATCCCTAGCCTGACAGATTTCGGATGTACGCCCGTCAAGGGTCGAAACCCATTTAACGCCTTTGACCAGATCACTATTGGCTTCTGCAAACTTCTGGCGCGTATGGTTTGCTGTATGGCTGATTGCAGTTCTAACTACAGTTTCAGCATTGCGACGGGTTATCTCAATGATCCCGTCCTGATACTGACGCGCTTTTGTTCCTTTGATGCGGCGCACAATATCCGCGATAGGCTGGCCTTCAACATATCCAATTCTAACGGCGTCCCGAATCTTTGCCGCCTTATCAGCCTCAAGCCCTGCCATCCATTCGGACAATAGGCGACCTTGGAATGGTCTAGACACCGTTGCAGAGAGAACTTGAGCGACAGGAACCGTAGCGACCTGAAGCGTTACGGGTAATTTATTCTGGAATAGCTGTTGCTGATAGCCGAGTTCATAGCCTACAAGGTCGGCAAGTTCGGTTTGTAGCTCAAACCTGATCTTCTGATATGCCGCCGCGTTAATTTCACGGACTGACGATAGAAGCGATTCCAGACGATCAACCGTGAAAGCGCCAGGAGGAAGGCGAAGCAATGCCGCCTCCAGTTTCTCAAACAGGTCTTTGTCTGTTCTGTTGAGTAGCGCAATGACCTTATAGACGACTTGGTTCTGATAGCGAATCAGATCATGAGAGTGATCTATTGCCGCCGTCTGTAGGGCTTCATTTACGGTTGGCATTAGTCTATTTCCGCAAGGATCATTATTAGTGCAATGGCTTCGTCATCGTCATTTTTGGGTTGTGTCTTAATTGAGAGACTCAATGTTGCTTGTGTCTCATTTTTGGCAATCTGCGAGACACTAACTATTTCAGAAACAAGATCATTGACCGGCGCAAGCTGTTCGACCTTGGCGACGATCTCAGGCTCAATCGCTTCCGGTATCGGAATGACTACAGGTTCAGACGATTCCGGCTCATTCGCTCTGGCAATCCGCGCCAATACTTCGGATGCTTCGCGCTCAATCTCTGCAAGGCGTTCTTTCTCTAGCCTGTCGCGTTCCTCTTGCGCCCGTTTGATTCCTTCGCGGAGCTTAACAAGATCAACGTGCGAATCATCGCCGCCGCCTGTATGTCTAGGTTCTTCTACTTCTCCAACTTGACCCCATGAGTTGCCCCATGCTTTAAGCCATGAGTTACCCCATGCGCTCACACCGGCCCCCACGGGTCGCCGTCTGTTCCTGTTCCATCTACAGTCTGGTTATTGACCTTGCGCATGTCTGAATGTATCGGCGTGATCTGCGCAGCGGCGAGGATCGCGGCGGCGATCTCTCCGGCTGTGGGGCCACTTACTCCTGTTGAAGAGTAACCAATGGCAATCCCAGGTGTTTCCCGATTGATACGAATAGCGAAGTCACCCAACGGATCAACAAATGGATCGCCTCCACCATCTACTTCAAGAATCCCATTCGTCACCGCAAGGGTGTGGTCCGCCGATTGCGGCACAATACGCCAGCCATTCAGCAGGAACAGGTAGAGCGGAATGGCCGGAATATCCCCGCCAACCGCTCGAAATGCCTGTGCGTATTGAGCGTTTCCAGCAGATACCCAATCCTTCCACCGCGAATGCAGGTCGATCAAATCGAGCGTCACCGTCCCGCCGGACAGGGTAATTCGCTTGGTCGTCCCGTCAAAGGTATATGCCATGGGTTATACCGGATTGCTATACCACCGCTCAAGGCCGGCCACGAACGAGCCGCTGTTAACGGTCGATTGCAGGATAGTCCCTGAAGCAATGGTGATCTTGGCGTTGTCTTTGCCAATCGCCACGCCGATCCATGCCTTGTCGGTCGTCCATGCGTAACTGAACGACTTCGTTGCCGCGCCGCCCGTCAGGTCGCCGGTCATGTCTGCCGAACTGGCATCCTGCAACAGCGTCGCCCCTGAACCGGGATAGGTCGCGGCATCGTAAATCCAGAACTTTGCATCAGCGGCATCAGCCTGCAAATATTCATCGAAGCTGAAGGTGATCGCGGCGGTGTATGGGTAGGTACGATAAGCCTGCGTATCGTCCGCTTCTGCCACGTTGTTGTAGCTCGCTGCCGACAGGTTGCTGATGTGTATACCGCCAACCCCCGTCTGGTAGATCGTCTTCAGCGTTGCGCCATCCATCCTCACTAGAGCTGGAGTGACTTGACCAGTCCGATTGCCAGTGCCATCAGCGTCAATGTCTGATGTCTTGCGGAGCTGGCGCTGTACCCACGAATAAACTTCGTCGTAAGTGTGCGTGTTGGCGTTGACGATGACGTGGAAATTGTAAGGCCCGTTAGTGCCAAGGCTGGCCGACTGTGCGGCGGCATACCAGGTGATGCTCATGCCGGTATAGGCATCCACCGTAGTGTCGTCTTTCGTCACGCCCGCATCGACTGCATGGGTAATCGGGAAGTTGTACTTTTTGTAAGTCAGCGTCGTGTAGCCGATGTCAGCATTGCTCGACTCGTCGTAGGTATAACCAGCTTCGCGTAGGAACAACTTAGCATAGGCCCGGTAGTCATAATCCGGCGTGCCGTCGCCATTGGTGTCGGAGTAAATCTGTACCAGCTCATTGACGCCGAATGTCGTAGATAGATTGACGTGCGTGAAGGCCGCTGTCGAAGCATTTGTGGCGCTGGATAGGGTGTAATACGGCGCGCCGCTGATGACCGCGCCAAGTGACACGAAACAGGCAAACATCGCCGTTGTCGCACCTGCCACATTCACATAAGCCACACCGCAGTCCCGCACCATCTTGATCGTCGTCGCATCAAGGAACGTCCATCCGTTGATCAGTTCCATCGACTCGTCGTGGATCATTTCACGCACCGGCAGGGCATACTTGATCAGGGTAGCATCGGCCTTGATGACCTCCTTGATCTTGGAGAACAGGCACTGGCCTGTCACCCCGTCCTTGGCAACCAAGGCTCCACCTGCAACCAGTTGAATCGTCTTCGCTGCCGTGTCAAACCGCAGCATATTGGTAGCCGAATTGACCGAGTAGGTCAGGCTGTCCGGATCAATAATCTTTGCCATTTCATATTTCCTTTATGCTGGGTTCGAGTACCAACGATCGGCTGGCATTTGAATAGGGATTGTTGTGTCTGCTGCCTGATAGGTATAGTCAAACTGCTGGATTGCATAATCTGGGTGAATGATATGAATGAATCCAGCAACCCCACCAGACGAATGGCTAAAACTATATGATGTTCCGGTAGTCGTTTCGGTGCCACCAATTTCAACCGCAGAAGCGCCTTTTGATCCGGTATAACAACGAACTTCAGACCCTGCCGGAATACCAGTTAATTCTAGGGTGTATGACGCGGGCCACGGCCCGTACCCGTGATCGAATTCATAAGCCCCCGCGTCATAATAAGTTGTTGTTCCATTTTCATAAGATGGTCTTACGGCATCGGCAATATCAACCACTGGCGCTGTGTAGTAATCGACACCTGTATCGACTTGAGGAGAGCTTGCAGAAGCTGGCTTAAAAACGCCGCCGGAATAATCTAGAAAATCTGTCGTGGCAATTACTCCGCGAGTGCCACTGCCGGCAATCCACGCCTCCCCCGTCAGGCCGAAGTTTTGAGTTGCCGTAGTAAAGCCTGCACTGGCTCCCCAGTTGGTTGTATTGCCGACAGATATGTTTGCGTAGAACGCGCCTATGAGGTTCGTCGTACCTGCTGGGCGCATTCCAATAGTGCATTTTGTTACCTGATTATTTGCAACAAGCAGCCCAGCCATGTACTGTGTAATAGAAATCCCATGATTCCATCCACAAACGACACATTGAAGGATTGAACACCCCGGACCGGATTGTGATATGCCAGTAGCAACCGTGCCAATAGACGCAAAACCCGTTGAGCCAATCACTATAAGGCTGATTGCAGACTGACCAAACGCACTTAGAAGCAAACCCGTTGAGCCATAAAACCCCGAAGTCACCTTAAAGGTAAAGCCATTTAAGACTGTTCTGTCACGATTGCAGTGGAGTGCAGTCGTAGCAGACGCAGACCCTTGATAAGCAATATACCCAGCGCCAATCACCCCAGCATGGAATGCCTCTGTTCTGACACCATTTATCTTTGACTCTATTCTCAGCGCCGCAGCTGGAACGTTGATCTGCATCGCGGCAGAAAAAGTATCTGTGAAGGCTTCTCCAAGTTCGCAAAATTCTACGTCAATACTCGAGGCACCAGATCGTCCGCTGTTCCATGACGCAAGCCCATCATAAATGCGCTCGCTGCCAGAGGATCCCCATCGGGAAAGATCAGATAGTCCGTAAGAAGCAAGGCGAGTAGAAGGGGAAACAATTAAATCGGATTTGAGGACGACAGCCGCATAGGTTGAACTTCCGGCGAATGTTATATTCCCAGTTCCGGCAATCGCTCCAGCTTCAGACGTATGTAATGTGAACGTGTTAACTGCTGTTGATCTTGCATATACTGGGGTGTCAGTGCTAAGTTCTGCCGGTAGTGTTCCGCTCGGCCATAATTTATGCCCATTGAGCAGACCGTGACCAGTAAGCGTCACTACATCGGTAGTCGCACTGATGCTGACCGTTTTACCAGTACGGCCACCCCAACAGACGAGAGAATAGACTGTTGCCATTACGCAAGAATTTCCGCAGCACGACCAGAAGCTAGCAAGCCAGCTTGTTCTAGCATTTCAACAGCCGCAACCGTATCAGGATCATCAAGGTTGACTTCGTCAGCCAAATCAAGCATGGATAGATAATCCTCCAAAACCGCATTCGTCTTGGCAGCCGTGCGGATAGTGATGCGTTCTTCAGCAGAGAAGTGCCGCAGATACTCTAGCTTTGTCAGAATTCTCTCAGCGGGTTGTTGAACGACTGGCTTTTGTAAAATGTGATTGAACGTATCAAACGGATAAATTGCCGTATGCTCCGGAGAATCTGCGCTGTAAGCATAAGCAACCTCGCCTGTCAGGCGATTCTCAACAAGATAATTTGGCATTTCGTTCCTTTACTCGTCAATCTTGCGCGTGATTACGCAGATATAGCATTTCTGACTGGTAACGATAGACCTCAGTCCCGTCGCTCTTTCTGATAACGATGTATTCGTTCATTTTGTAATTCCAAAAATTGACCCGATTCCAAATTTCACTGCCAGTGTTCCAAGCGCCAGTACGGCGAGGATGTGCAGGATTCCCCAAATGCTTTTCTTGGCGATGTCGGTTTTCAGGTCGTGCCAAAATTCCTCCTCTGCTCTAGCGGCAGCTATCATTCGCTCGTGGGCTTCTCGGTGATTCTCAATCCCGTCCGGGAAGGCGTGCATCAGCTCGCGCTTGGCGTCAAGAATTGAACCTTCGAGCATGGCCTTTATCTTCGGCATTTGGTCATCGGTATGACGTGCCAAGGCGTCGTCAATATCGGCTTTGGTCAGTGCTGGTGCCATAGGTTGCTTTCTTGTTTTTGGGGAAATAGTGGTCGGCGAGCGCCTGTTCTTTTGTCGCCCAGCGTCGCACGGAGACAATCCTGTAATGCGTCACGACGTAATGCCCGGCGAACGCGATCACGAAGTCGTCCTTGCTCCACCGCCGCCCTTTGGGTGGTCGGTACTCGATGCTTCTGAACCGTCTTAGCCCGGTGCGCTCCGAATAGCCGAAGTGCGGAATCAGCCCCCGGAAAGCATGCGAGCGGCGAATCCATGCGTATTGATGCCCACGGGTTTGCAGCCATAACCACATGGCGACCAGCCAGCAGTTGAGAAGGGCGCGCTTCGACATTCATGTTAGCGCTCGGACAGCAAGTCGGTCTTGCGCTGGCTGCCATAGCTGGTGCCGAGGAAGAAGCCGGTAACCGAGCCGAGCACCAGGCTGATGATTGACGACACCACCATGGCGCGGATGTCATTGGTCCAGCCCTCGCCAAACATGACGGCGATGACCACCAGATAGACCAGCGGCAGCAACAGCAGCGAAATCCACAGGGCCGGCGATAGCCAGGGCTTGCCGGTAGCCTGCGCGGCGGTGTCGTATTTGCGAGCGCCGTCGATGCCACCACCACCTGACTCACCAGTTAGTTCGTACCATTTCGATTCAATGGCTTTGGCGTATGCCGTAGCAACCACAGGATCGTTCTGTATCGCATTAACCGCGCCTTCTGCGGTCGGCTGATCGGTGATTGATTTGGCAATCTCCACAGCCATTTCAGCAGCCTTGGCGTTTTTCTCTGACTGCTCGCCTTTCCCGAATAGACGAATGAGCGAAGGCGCTGCCTGAATCAGCGACGGAATAGCTGCAAGAACGAACGGAGCCATGTTGGTATCCCCTTGGGTTGGTTCTGGAAAGGTATCGGTCGCAATCGCGCCGCCTCCTTTCAGGTTATCTAGGAAGGCTAGGCACTTCGCCATAGACTTGGTGGGCTGTCCGTATGGAGACCCAGGAAGAGAAGCCCATTCGCGGTTGCATCTTTCGATTGCCGTTTCCCAATCACCATCAAGCACGGCTGGCAATGCCCTGCGCCGTTCAATGAGATATAGCGCGGCTTGATCCTGACTAGCTGGCGTGAAATCAGGCAAATCAAGCGCCTTTACACATTCATCCCAAGTACGCGAAAGAAACTGATAAGCACCCGCTGCGGTTGAGGTGATCGGCTTGCCGCCTAGCGTTCTTGTAATTGCAATGCGCGGATGATCGTCTGTTTGTTCAACGATTCCACCACCAAACAAGGTCGTATATCCAGCGCCCTCGGTATAACGGATAAGGGCAAGAAACGCTTGAACGTTCTGGTTCTTGAGCGTTTTGTCGTACTTAGCCATCATTGCACCGTTTGCGGCATAAGATCAGCGCCGGTTATGATTCCGTTTTCATCGCGTGTAATTGTAATCTGTTTCTTTACCTGCCCGTTGCTATCCATGATGATTACAGGTTGGGCCTGAGGTTGCGGTTCTGGTTTTGCAGCCAATTGAGCAACCATAGCGGCAAGGGAAGCTATTTGTGCCTCAATGGCGGATAGGTCAATCTCTGCCACCTGTGGCTCTGCTACTTGCGCGGTCAGAGTTTCAACCTGTTTCCCGAGATCCGCGATTGCATCCGTAACCGCTTCCATTCCTTGATTCGGCTCCGTGGTATCCGGCGTAACAGGTTCGACCGGCTCATTCGGTTGCGGCGCATTCGGTTGAGTGTCATTCGGTTGCGTTCCATCCTGAACCATTCCGAGCGCCATTCCCTGCTCGTTAATTCGTTCCTGCTCATCGTTCCATTCGTTCTCCGGCGAGATGATTCCGCGACGTTTCCACTCATCGAACATGGTTTCATCGGACAGCTTGCCGGATTGATTCGCCTTCAACAGAAGTTCAGCAGAGGCTTCCCCGAGAGTTGCCGCGCCGAAGTCAGTGAATAGCGATACCGAACCACCATCAGTCTCGCCAACCCAATCAGCCATATATTGCAGACATTGGTCTAGACAGTCCTCGAATACTTCCACGATCTTTTGCAAGGTGCATCGGTTCGCCTCGTTCTCGCTTGTGACTTGGGTAGCGGTAATGTCTCCAGGCTTCAAGACGAGAAGTTCCGCGCCCGTCTGACGCATACGCTCTTCAAGGTCTAGCAGTGACTTGCGCCCTGCCTCGATAGCCTGGCCAGAATGTTCCACGAAGCGCATATCTGCACCCACTGGAAGTTTCACGGCTGACGATGCGCCAACAGTAATCTGTGAATCGTCATTCGCCCCGATGACCGTCAGGATAGGAACCCGCGCCACATGGAGGA